TCGTTGATCCGGTCACGGTCCTCAAGGTCGATACCGGCGTGCTGAAGATGTTCTCGATTCAGGGCAACGTCCCACCGGGCGGGCGCGATACCAACGACCGCAAAATCATTCACAAGTTGAACTTGCGCGAGGTTTCGCTGGTGGACGTTGGCGCGAACCCCGACTGCGATGTGACAGAGGTTGTCAAGCTGGACGGCGATGAAGGAGACGACGTGGAAGTTGAAACGGAAGTGACTACCGCCGCGGCTGATGCCCCGGTTGAAGCGGCCACCGATACGGCGGTCAAGGTTGAAACGCCCACCGGCGACACGGTGAAAAAGGGCCTTTACGGCGTCTCCCGGTTTGCTGAGTTGCTGGCCTCTCTGGGCTATCAGGCTCAGGACGCCAGCTACGAAGCGCAGTACGAAGGCGACGATTCGCCTCTCCCGGCTCAGATGCGCGCCTGGCTGGCATCGGGTGCGGAGATCCTGAAGGCCATGACCGAAGAGGAGACGAGCGAACTGCTGGCATCGCTGGCGCCGCCCGATCCTGCCCCGGTTGTTGAGATCGTCGCCCTGGCCGACACCAAGCCCGGCGAAGATGCGGTTGAAAAGAAGGGCGCGAAGTTCAGCGCGGCCACCAAGGCGAAGCTGGCTCAAGCCCATGACCACATCCAGAAGGCCGCTGACTGCATGAAGGACAGCGGCTATGACGACTCCGACAAAGCCGACGGCGCGGTTGAGGGTGAGGATACCGTCGCCAAGGTTGCGGGCCTGGAAGACAGCGTGACCAAGATCAGCGCCGAACGTGACGCCCTCAAGGACACGGTGACGAAGTTGCAGACCGAGGCCACACAGCACGAAGCCGCGCTGGACCTCATCGTCAAGAACATGAAAGCCAAAGGATTCCTCGTCATGCCCGAAAAGGGCAAAGAGGGGGATGTTGCCAAAGCGGCGGGTGTGGAGGCCGAGCCCACTGACCCCATGGACGTAATCAAGAAAGTTTTCGCGTCCGGCCCCACCATTCACCCCCGCGCCTAACCAGCGAGGGAAACCAGCCGAGGAGGCTACAAAAATGAGTATGCAAGAGACGCTGGACCTCGTAAAAAAGGCCCTGAGTGAAAACGGAACCGACGTGGTTTCCAAGGCGTTTACACAGGCCACCGGCCTTGTAGGCTACGACCTGCAAGCGCCCGCCCTGGCCCTGTATCCGTTCGTGGCCGCCATGACCATGCTGCGCAACGACACGCCCCGCGTGGGCGGCGGTGGCGACACGGCGACCCGCTGGAAGGCAATCACCGGCATCAACACCGGCAACACCCACCCCGGCGTTTCCGAGTCGAACCGCGGCGCGACTGTGGCCACCAGCACGGCCAGCTATACCGCCGCGTATGTCGGCCTGGGCTTGGAAGACTACGTGAGCTTCGAAGCCGATTACGCTGCTCAGGACTTCGACGATCCCAAGGCACGCGCTACCCTCGGCTTGCTCCGCTCCCTGATGATTCAGGAAGAGGGGATGCTGCTCGGTGGCAACGCCAGCAACTCGCTGGGCATCACGCCCACCCCGACGCTGTCGGCTTCCGGCTCTGGCGCCACTCTGCCGGCGCTTACCTACTCGGTCATTGCAGTTGCATTGACCCAGCAGGGCGCAAGCCGCTCCAGCGTGGCGAATGGCGTTATCGGCCAGATCGTCAAGACGAACACTGACGCCTCCAGCGACACCATCAACGGCGGCGCGGCTCAGAAGTCGGCCAACGCAACCCAGGCCATCACCCTCGGGCAGGTTCTCAACTGTTCCGTTGCTGCGGTCGAAGGGGCGGTTGCTTACGCCTGGTACATCGGCGCGGCCGGCGCTGAGCATCTGGAGTTCATCACCAACATCAACTCGCTGGCTGTCTCCGCTCCTCTGTTGGGAACGCAGCAGCTTGCGTCCGTTCTGACCGCTGCTGACTACTCGAAGGACGCGGTCTACAACTTCAACGGCTACATGAGCTTCGCCATGGCCGCTCAGGGCGCTATCACCCAGGCCCTCGCCACCGGCACTCCCGGAACTGGCACCGGCTTGACCTCGGACGGCGCGGGCGGCGTCACCGAAATCAACAACCTGCTTCAGAACATGTACGACACCAGCCGCATCGGGCCTTCCGACATGCTGGTTTCGAGCGCCGGAATCCGCACCATTAACAAGCTCTGCATCGGCAACGGCGGCGCTCCTCTCTTCCGTTTCGTCATGGACGGCAAGGGCGGCGAAACCGGGCTGGTTGCCGGCGGAACCATCGGCTCGTACCTCAACCCCATTACCAACACCCTGATTCGGGTTCGTGTTCACCCCAACATGCCCAAGGGCACCATCCTCGGGTATTGCCGGGAGATTCCGTATCCCTTGAACGGTGTCGGCAATGTGGCCCAGGTCAAGACCCGCAAGGAGTACTACTCCCTGCAATGGCCCTTCAAGAGCCGCAAGTTCGAGTACGGCGTCTATGCCGACGAAGTTCTCCAGCACTTCGCCCCGTTCTCGCTGATGAAGCTCTACAACATCGCCAACGCCTAAGCCGCGGCACAAAACCAACCAAGGGGCAGGGTCTAGGCTCTGCCCCAAACAACAGGAGCAACCATGAGCGGGTCGAGCAATGACATGTACGGCGGGATTCAGGATTTTGCCGCCGCCAAAAAGAGAGCGGAAGAAATCTTCATGGAAATCCGTCTTCTTGTGCGCGCCAGTCGCCCGGTTCTCTCCATTCCGGTTATGCCCAAGGAGGCAACGCTGTGAAGGTTTATTGCAAGGGTGCGACGGGTTGCAGTTGGAACGGCGTGAGCTACGAGGCTGATGCGGATGGCGCTTGCGATGTGCCGCCCGAGGCCGCCGCAGATCTGGCCTCCCATGGATTCACCACAGAAGTTCCGGCGGCGCCAGAAGCTACCGAAGCAGTCCTCACCGGCAACCCGGCGAAATGGACCAATGACGTTTTGGCGGCTGAGGCTGTGCGGCTTGGGCTTGACGCCACGCTGGCACGTCCGGCGCTCATCAAGGCTGTTGCAGAGGGTCGTAAGGCTGAGGCTGATGCGGCTTGCGCTGAAGCCGAAACGGAGTAACGATGCCGGTCATTTGCAGTTTCTATCCCGCCGCGCCAGCCACTCACACCAGCAAGGGTGAGCATCGCGACGTGACGGGATTCTACCAGCGCAAGCAGGGCGGAAAGCGCCCCAAGAAGGGTAAGTAGATGGCTGACCCCGGCGACTTGACCACGCTCGACAGCGTGAAGATGTACCTCGGAATCACCGCCAATTCGGTGGATGACAAGCTGTCTCCGATCATCACCGCTGTCAGCGCGTGGATCAAGTCGTACCTGAACCGGGATGTTCTTCAGGCCACCTACACCGAGACGCTGAACGGCACAGGTGGCCGGCAGATCATGACCGCCAACTACCCGGTTACGGCTGTGATTCAAGTGCTCGTGGATGGTGTTGACATGACCGCTCAGGCCGTCTGTGATGGGCGCCGGACTATCAGCCTCATGCCGCCCACCAGCGGGACGGTATGGCCATCCAGTTCGCCATGGAACGCCCCCACCAACTTCCGGCGCGACATCATGAACGTCGTCCTGAAGTACACTGCCGGGTTCGCCGCTGCCCCCTTCGACCTTGAGCATGTCGCTTGCCGCATTGTCGCCTGGGGCTACAACGAAAGCTCCCGTCTCCAGCAGGTAAGCAAGTCGATCAACGGTGAGGTTGTTAGCTTCAGCCAGCTTTCCATCCCGAACTGGGCAAAGGACTCGCTCACCAACTGGAAAAAGGTCGTGGGATGAGCGACGGCTTGATTGTTGGTCAGATCGTCGGCTCAGAGCGCGTTCAATCGCGGCTCATGCAAACCAGCCTTCAGCAACAGAAGCGCGTCCGCATGACCGTCAACGCTCTGGGTGCGACCTTGCAGGGCAACGTCAAGAGCAACTATCTCAGCGGGCAGTCGCTGAACGTGCGCTCGGGCCGTGGTCGCCGATCGATCAACGTGAGCAACACCGAAGACGGCAACAGCTACAGCAGCAGCGTGGGCACGAACGTACCCTACATGGCCTATTGGGAAAAGGGCTTTGACCGAAAGATTGGCGCCGGTTCGCGGGGCGGTCCACGCCGCAACCTGACCGAACTCGCCGCGGTGAAGTATTGGGCGAAGCATCCGCCGGGAACGAAGCATGAAGATGCTCGACCGTTCCTGCAACCGGCCCTGGCCGACATGAAAGACGACATTCGCGCACGGCTTGCCAGCGCGATAGATGGGACGGCCGCCTGATGGCTCTGAACCGTGAAGCGATCTTCGTTGCTCTGAATGCGCGCCTGGCCGCTGTGGCCGGGTTTGCCGCGCCCTGTTCTCGCATCTGGTCTGGATACTCAGACACACCGCCTGAGACCCAGCCCGCCCTCTTCCTTGCCGCTGGTGACGAACAGGCCGGCGGTGACCGGCGCCAGCCCACCATGTGGACGCTGCACCCTAAGCTGATTCTCTACACCCGACATGACGCTGACCCGATGGCCGCGCCAAGCACGCTGCAGAACACTCTCATCACCGCGCTCGAAGCTGCTTTGGAACTGACGGCGGCCGAAGCTGCGCAGATGGGGCCGTTCGCCAACGACGGGCAAGCGCCACACACCACGCTCGGGGGCCTCGTGTCCTCTTGCCGCATCTTCGGGACCGTGGTCAAGGATGAGGGGCTTTTCCAAACCCAGGGCATCGTTGAGATTCCCCTGGAGATCGTAACGACCGCTTAGGAGGCGGTAAACAATGGCCGATGGAGTCACCGACACCGCTCTTCCGAATCTCCCGCTTGATCAGGCTCTCGGGCTTGCCCCGGTTCCAGACAAGTTGCAGACGGTCAACGCTGAAATCGAGACGTGGTTCAACGATCTGCGCGGGAACCTGAACAGCGTCTTGGA